TGCTTCACCAAACGGCTCGATCGCATAAAACGCCTGCCACTCTGATAACTCTTTACTGGACATCCTGAACAACAACTCTTTTACGGTCATACCCAAATGGGCAGCTAATCTAAAATAGAATCGCCTGTTTGGGTTTTCGGTGAGTTTTTTTCCAATTCCTTGACATCCTCCTCGCGAAGTCCACAAAGACGCTGGCATACTGCAAACACAGCGTCTAGCGCTTTCGATGACTTCTTGCCAAGCAGGACAACATCAGATTCTTCAAACAAAAGATTGCCCTCGTCGTCAACCAGACACTTCGCAACAAGTCTGGCTCTTAGATTCTCGACGATTTCGCCTGAACCAAGCCCCACGACCTGTTGCTCAAATCTATCCCTGTCGTAGCCGGGCAAAGTTCTCACTAACACATCGCCACCCCACTCAGGGACGGCGACGACCTCAGTTACAAGGTCATCAACTTCAAGTATCTGTTCCTTCGTAAGCATCAATTTTCCTTTCTATGCGACATCGGTATAAACTGGGCCGCTTGTGAATTTGATTGTAACTGATTGAGTAATCTTGTCATCTACAGGGATAGCATGGCTCAGGTTAGTTATGAAGCCGTTTGTCACCCATGTTGATGTATCTGGGAATGTGACCGTCCACACCTCAGGCGTTCCAAGCAGAAACGCCGTGTGAAGATTGTTCGCCGTGCCACCGCTTGACCCGTCATAGTTAATTTCAGCTGTTAATTCACCTGCATCATACAGCCCAGCAATGAACTCTCTCGCCTTGTTCGTCGAGTCCATTGTTGATATGTCTATTGCATCTCGTGACATATCTGGGCCGGAAATACTTATGATATTCCCGACATCACCGACAGTTCCGCCCGCCAGTGTCGTTTCGTGTCCATGAATTCCTTTGCTTGCCATGATTAATCTCCTAATCGTTGTACCAAATGTGAAAATCTATTGCTTTTATGTACCTCCTCAGCTTGTCTGTGCCGGGCTGTACATCCATTAAATCGTTTTCGTTAATCATATGTGAGCACTGGATGACAACCGTGCCAACCGTGCCACTGTAGCTGTCCAATACGCCCCTGAGAGCGTCTGATATTCCACGCAGTTCCGTGTAAGTGTCAGCGACCACTGTAAGCTGCCATCGGCTTGGGACCATATCATCTGTCGCCGCTAAAGTGTGCTGCCTTGGTCCTGCTATCTGGGTATAGTAAACCGCAGGCAGTAGTGTGTTCTGTGGTATAATCTCTGGATAAATCCGGCTGGATATTAGACCGGAGACAGTGGGGTCCCATCTTAGAATATAAAAAATCGCTTCTTCTATTTCTGTTGGAATGCCGATCTCCTTAACCGACACATCGTCAATAGATGCTGTGTCCTCATAACTCCCACTTCCTCTAAGGGTTATACGCTCCGATGAACCAGCAATAATTGTTTCTGTATGAGTACCTACCGTGCTTCTCATTGTCCCTGTAACACCAGCAAGGATTGGGGTTATAGATGCGCCAGACACAGCTGTGATGTCAAAAGACACCTGATAAGTATGGCCATTGACTACTGAAACACTACTGTAAATGCAATCAACTCCATCACCAATCATATTAGTTCTAAGATAGTGGGCTTTGCCGTCTGCGATACCACCGCTTGCCGCCCAATCAAACTCCTCTGTCCAACCTGTGGCGTCGTCAAAATCACCGTTGGTAACTAATTCTGGTCCAAGCACGCTCATATCTTTGCCGCCCTTTCAATCGCCTTGACCATCTCTTTCGCTAACTTCGCCGCCAACGGTCGCCGCTTTGCCTCGTACGCCTCCCGCTTGAACGGGATGGGTGATGTTACCTTTACGCCACCAGCGTCGTTAGCAGCCGCATGGCCGTACTCTATGGCATTTGGGATGTAAGACCGAACCCCGTTGGCATCGGACACAAACGCATCAGTTGGCTTAATGATAACTTTTGCCCCATAACTACCACGCTTCATCTTCGTCATCGCTCTGACAGCCAGATTTTTGGCAATCAAAGAACCCATCATACCACTAACCATCGTAATAGCGTTAGACTTGACAGCGGGAAGCATGACATCTTTCTGTGCCTGCCGTGTTTCTGTGCGTGCAATCTTAGCCGAGTCTTTACGCTCCAGTTTATGGAGCATCTTCTCGACCTCTTTAGCACCAGTTACTGTGATACCAATATTCACTTAACCTCCTTCAATAGCAAAATTTGGTAAATATTACGCTCGTTGAAATTCTGTATATTCGCGATCTCAAAAACTCTTGAATCATACAAAATCCTATACTCCGTCGTCAATGAAGAATAATATCGAATCACTGCCTTATAAGTGATCTCCTCACTAATCTGCCGTGCCTGTTCCATTTCACGGCCACTGACAGGCGAAAGAGCCCCCCACACAGTCGTATCGGTGGCATAGGACGAAGCAACCTCGCCCGTCGCACCCTGACTCTGGGTTTCGACCTGTAATGCTAAACGATGTCGGAGTCTCCCTGTGTTCATACGGTCATATTCCTGTCAAACAATAAACTTCTTGCCGCAAACAGCATAGGTTCAAGCTTGGTCTCAGATAATTCTTCTCGATGCTCGTATAAATGGGCAACGATCAACTTTATCGCCGCACACACTCTGGCAGGGATAGCCGTCGCACCAATTAAATGCGTCCCTGTCCCAGCGTCAGTTGTTGTGATCGCAGCACCGCCATCAGTCGCAGACAGCTTTAGAGTTAACCCAGACACATCTCGCACCCAATAGGTTGTTGATTCGGCTAATTCGGCGGGCAGATCACCCTGATCGGTCACTAACAAAACCGTGTCCCCGTCAGACAAGATTGCTTCGTTTACAGTCAAAGTGTCACCGGAACATGTAAACTTTGTCATGTAACCAGATTTATATGTGATCGTGACAGCGTTAAGCTCAGATCGAGTCATCGGCCATGTCTGATTATATGCCAAATAAATATACCCCGGGTCTGAATGCGTGTCTATATCGTAAATATCTGTCGAAAGCGTCTGTGTATCACCGTCATCATCTATATAAGTAATCGAGTCCACCGAAATTAGTGGAGGATACGGCAAACACACATCGAAAAGCGAATCCATCTTGAGCGTATAAGTCCTCACGCAGTACGATTTGCCTTCATAATTCTCGCATGACTGACGAGCAGACTGTATCAGACCTGCAATCAGAACATCATCATCGTTATGGTCAACTCGCAAATGGAGTTTCGCCTCCGTCAAGCTCACCGGCTCAACCGTCGGTTCATTCGTTATTTTTGTATACATAATCAGCCTTAACGGGCAGGAGGCCGAAACCCCCTGCCCTGCTAAAGTTAGTCAGTGATCGCCGTCGAAGCCGCCAGATACCTTGCACCACTCAGAATGTAAGTAGCACTCAGTACCATATTGGCCGCGTCACCAGCGGTAACAGCCAAACAGTCAAAACCGGAAGATAACTCGTTTGCCTCAACCTCGATAACATACAAGAGGTTCTTGGCGTCAGTTGTGTCGGTTGTGAAAGTGTTTGATATTACAGCAGTCTCAGTCAATGCGTCTGTCGCCGCTGTGTCCGTGTTGGCCCACATCTTCGTCAGAGTCAATGTCTGGGCATTTGTACCAGCAACCGCCGTGGCTTCGGATACCGTGATAGCCGAACCTGTAACAGTGCTGCCGTTGTCCACCGAAAGTATTATCGTCAAATGCGAGAAATCTTTCATGCTCACATAGTCGGGCGTACTTGTTGATGGCGTAACCGGAGCAAGCCCGGTTACGATTTTGGTTGTATCTACTAATCGTTTTGCCATTTTCATGGTCTCCTTACGCTCTTGCGGCCAATTTTACAAAGTGGCTCAAAGTACTAGAACCCTTAAACGGCGTAATTGCAGAGCTGAGCCAAGTCTGTCCATCGACTTCAAAAATGAAACGAAAAACTGTCTCATTGTAGTCAAATCGCAGATGGATGCTCATTGCAGATTCTACGCCACCACGTAAACCAGCAACATACCCCTTCATGTCAGCAAGGATGATGTCGCCTGCATCGCCCAATGTGGGGCAATACTCTATCGGAATAATCGGACGACCCTTGAGAGTCATCTTAGCGGAATCGTACAATTTCGCGTCGAAGCCGCCAGCGGTCGCAGTTCCGCCAACATCCGTAGTTACGATATTAACACCGTCAAGTTGAGGTAAACAATCCTGGTTCATCAACCAGACGGCGTTATTCCAACTTCTGGGTGCTAATCTTGCCCACATCTTATTAATGTTGGCTGCGACAATAGTTTTAGCCGCTTGGGATGTTTCCTTTGCAACGGAAACAGTTGCGCCGGAGGTAAGGATACCCTTCGGCTTACCGGCCCCATCGCCGTTAAGAATTGAATCACCGACCATGAAGCTGATCTCATCAGTCGCTGCGCGAGAAATATACTGACCCATTGCAGTCGAGTTCTTCAGGAGTTTATCAGTCGCATAAACCATCACAGCCAACTGTTGCGGTTCAACCTTGATTTGCCTGAAAGCCGGCTTACTTGTCGTCATCTGAGATGCCTCAGCGAGCCAATACGATCTCACACCGCCCCAACGGGAGCCTGTCGCGCGTGATGTCTCAGCATTGCCGGGAAATGTTAAACTTTCACCCGTTACAGTGTAACTGTCAACCTGAGACAGCAGACTCTCGGAACCACCCATCAGACCCTCATAAATATCTGAACTGAATGTTGGAGGTACGACGTACCCACCGTCTGGACCAGAGGCCTGGCTCATCCCTGTTGCCGCTGCCATCTTTTGCAAGCGATCGTCGATTTGGTTGTTGGAGTAAACCTCAGCAACCTTTATCGCAAACTCACCCATGCCGCCAAAACCACGATTCGGGTCTTGCATAATGACTGGGACGCCGCCAGATACTGCTTCGGCCTCTGGGATCTCAATCGCGTCATTGATATTTAGAGATTCTTCAATTTTCTTCTGCCTTAACACACGGGACTCAAGTGAGTCAGCGGCAAGAATAAAGTCATCATATGATTCGACTTCTTCTGCCGTCATGTCTCGGTCTTCGGATTCGGCAAGATCAACAATCTTAGCCGCTTCTTCCAACGCCTTTTTTCGCTGCACTTGCAGCTTTTTCAGTTTCGTCATTGTAATATTCCTTAAAAATGACATTCATATTTATGTTAAACTAACAATACGAGCTACCGCCCGATACACAAACAGACTACCGTCTGATTCGCTCATTCAAAATTGCCTTACGGTTATTTAACTTCCGTGGATTTGGTCGAATATCTATAAGCACCTGCTGAAGCGTCCCAACCCTATCCACCATCCCAGCATCAACCGCCATCGCCGCGTCGAAAACACGGCCCTGCCCAAAATGTTGATTTACATGTTGTACTGTCACACCCCGATACCTTGCAACTGCCCCAACAAAATCGTCGTAACGAGAATCAACCTGCTGCTGAATAAAATCCTTCGCCTCGTCACCAATAGGCTCATACGGATTCCCCTCAGCCTTGTATTTCCCTGCACGGATAATAGTGTGTTTTACGCCATCTTTTGCGGCTGCCTCTGACATATCTTTATGGACAGCCATAACACCAATCGAACCTACTTCGCCACCGGGCGTTATAACAATCTCGTCAGCCGCCGAAGCAATCCAATAGGCAGCACTTGCCATCAGCGAATTAGCGACGGCGATAACTGGCTTCTGCCCCCTTGACGCGTATATCTTGTCGGCAAGCTCAGACACCCCAAAAACATTTCCTCCAGGCGAGTCAACATCTATGACAATCGCACTCACCGAGTTATCAGCCATGAGATTGTCAAAATACCCACCGAAAACCTCTGTTGAAGTACCGCCGGACACCTGTGTCAGCATGTTCATTCGCTGAGACACAATCCCATAAAGAGGAATAACAGCGATATTGCCCTTGCTGACACGGAAGCTCGTTGCTTTCTTAGCTTCCATTTCAACAGAGTCGCCGCCAGACAGTTTAATGTTGATAAAATCAAGCATAGCATCCATTTTTTCTGGCATAATGCCCCAGATGCTACTGCCGAAGAAATGAGCGATATTATGATAATCCATTGATTGCCTCCGTAATTCTGTTCTTAATATGTTCTCGTAGGTTTCCGTTTGCTTTTAACGATGTAAGTTCAATAGGATCAAGGTTGATATTAAATGGGCGGATAGCCCTGAGAATATAACTCGAATGTCTGTCGTAAAACTTGTTTTCCCACCCAGATTTACCCGCTTGCTTGACAATCTCTCGTTGTTCTGCGGATGCTATCCTGGCCGAGACATCATCAACAAAGGCTTCGTTTGGCTGCGATGCCACCTCCGCATCCGTGGTCATATTCATGGGTCTGAAATATTCATCACCACCGTCCCTTGGGTTCATGTTTTCGATAATACGAACCTCATTGGGAGAACGGATACCGTTTTGTATTTGTATCTGATAAGACTCGAACCGGCTTTTTGAATCGCCACGGAGCAACGAGTCAACAAGAAACTCACTAAAATAGTCGTTGTCGCCGATAAGCTGCTTATCTATTCGCTGCTCCCACCTCGTCAACCAAGGCATGATCGTATCAGTAACAAACTCTAATGCCTGATGCTCAATATTTGAGAAGGTCGCACGGAGCAAATGAGCAATTTTGTGCGGCGGCATCCGATACCAACGGCAAACTTCCTCGATTTGAAACTGCCGAGTTTCAATAAACTGCGCTTTGTTCGGTGGAGTTGACAGAAGATTGATCGTCATACCTTCTTCGGTTATCAATATACCATTTTCTTTATGTTTTAATACTGATTTTCGGAGTTTTTCTATCGCAGAACCAGATAATGTTTGCGGATGCGAAAGATGCAATGATGGATTGGCTCCATTCTTGAAAAACGAAGCCCCAAAATGTTCAGCCGCCAGAGCCAGCCCAATAGATTCATCGCCCATCTGTATCGGTGAAACACCCTTTGCCCCACTCAACCGGAGATTTCTGATATGTAAAAGATCGTCCTGTCGAATACGCCTGTCATCCTTGCCTGGGACCCTTATCTCGTACCAGTGGGTCCCCTGCACATCTTCTGTGATGTGATGAACATGTGTAGGGTGTATCGGAATATCGAGAGCCAACACCTCAGCACCGGCCCGCCCAGCCCATATAATCTCGGAATACGCATTGCCGTATAAGTTCAAGTGCGTCTGCATTGTTTCGCGAAACTCAAACGAGGTTAGATGGTCATTTGGTGAATATCGCAATATACTGTACAAGTGTTGATCTTTGGCTCGCTCTTTCCCCTCATTGCCACACCGACGATACATAATCAAAGGGAGCATTGCAACCGTCTCTGAAATAACCTTGTTACAAGCCCATATGCTCGCTACCTTCATAGCGTTTTCTGGTGTTACTGCAACACCAGAACTCGTCAATGAACCGACAGCGTTATACCAAAAATCATCCCACACAGAATGAGATGACGCCTGCTGTTTGGGTCTTAGAAAACCAAATATTTTCATAATATCAATGCCCCGCGAGTTTCATAGACTGATGGTTTTAGTATTTCCGCTTGAATCGACAGGCCAAGAGCCATCACCATCGCAACCACCCCATCGATACGTTCTGTTTTTTTGGCTTTGATTGGCTTAATATTCTCTGCCACATCCTCTTTAATAGATACATTTGACATACACCAATTCATCACTGGGTTGTTATCGTGAGTGATCGCACCTTTAAGGATAAGCTCCTCTAACTTCTTTGAAGGGGCTGACATCGAGGCAAAGCCCTGCCCGAACGGAACCACCTCGAATCCGTCACCGGCTAATTGGGTGATAAGCTGTGTGGAGTTCCAACGGTCAGCGGCGATGCCTCGGATGTTGTACTGTTTGCCAATATCGTTAATCCGCTTACGCACATGGTCATAATCAACCACATCACCACTAGTAAGCTCAATGTGATTCTCTCTGGCCCAAGTCAAGTAAGGCACGCCGTCTTTCTTCTCACGATGGATAGCGTTCTCTCTGGGTGCAAAAAAGAATGGTTTGATATGGAAACATCTGTGTCTACCTTGCCAGCTAACTCGTCCCACTTGTCACTTGAGATCCACCGAACATCCTGCTCAGTCCAGATATTCAAATGCAGCCGCTTAAAAGTATTCTCTTTAGCGGGGATCTGTTGAGCCTCCTTGCACGCCTGCCGAATATAGTCAATCTCAACCGATACACCAAGGTTTGGGTTCGCTTTGGCCCAAGTGTCCTCCATTGTCCAGTCGTCCTCTGTATCAGCCTCATAGATCACCGGGAGGAAGTAAGGGTTATCAATGATGCCGTCCCGCACTTTTTTAGCGTAGTCGTATTTCTCGTAGCAGATCGTGGATCTGTCAAAGCCAGCCGTCGTGATATGGAGAGTCAATGGCTGTGTTCTGGATGCAGTCGCTGTTTCCAATGTATCAACTAAGTCGCGATTCGGCTGGACATGAAGCTCGTCATTGATAACAAGGTGGGCATTTAATCCATGCTTTGTGTCAGAATCAGCAGACAATGCTTTGTAAACTGTAGATCCACCACCGTATTCGATTGATTTATAGGTGCGATAAACCCTTGATTGACTATTTAACTCAGAATTACGGTGTACCATCCCAGCTGCGTGCCGGAACACCAATGCTGCTTGCTCCCGCTCACCGGCAGCTGAGTATATCTGGGCCCCAGGTTCGCCGTCACAAAACGCTACATAATTGATTATTCCGGCAGCAAACGGAGTCTTTCCATTTTTTC